CATCGATGGGGCCGCCGATCTTGGTCGCGACCTTGGTGCCGGTCGAGATGGTCGCGGCGGTCGTGGTGACGTTCGCGGAGCCGTAGGCGACCTTGTTGGCATTGGCGCCGAGGGTCTCGATCAGGGTGAACGTGAGTTCCACGCCGGTCTTGGTCTCGGTGATGAGGACCGTGTCGCCACCCCACGCCTGCTCGGTGGTGACCTCGCGCAGGGACTTGAGGGCGCCGCCGTCCTTGTGCAGGTAGCCCATGGCGAGCAGGGCGACGTCGAGCGCCGTGGTCTCGTCGGTCGGGATGGCGGTACCGGTCGGGCCCAGGTACAGAGCGCCGGCGGGGTTCGGTCGGCCGGCGATCACCTTCGTCTTGTCATTCGCCATCGCTGGCCTCCCTCTTCTTCTTGGATTTCGCCGGAGCCGCGGGCGCGGTCACGGTCTCACCAGCCGGGTCGGTCCCGGTGGTGTCGTCTGTGGTGTCCGGCTCGGAGAGCCAGCCTTGGGCGAGCCACGGCCCGGCGTCGGTCACGTCCATGGCTACGTCCGGGAACGTGGGGTGCCGTACCTTCATGCGCCCTCCTGGGTTGTGCGGACTATCACGGTCATCTGGTAGCGGGGAAGGTCTGCGATCGTGTCAGCGAAGCTGTACGGGCCGCCGATCCAGCCGTCTTCGGCGTCGGGCACCCATGCGGTCGCGGTGTACCAGTCCGTCATGGCCCGGACGACCTCATCGGCCAGGTCGGACGCGTCCGACTCGGACGCGGCGGTACAGCCGATCGTGATGTGGACGTCGCGGATCGTCTCGCTGCGCACCGTGTTGCCGGTGCTCTGCACCTGGAGGTACTTCGCGGGCCGCGGGTTCGGGATCTTGGAGGACGCTGGCGCGCTACAGGCTGCGTTGAGATGGGCGATGACAAGGGCCTCGGCCTTGGGCCACAGGCGGGTCACTTCTTCCCCCGGGTGTAGTTGTCGTACTGTGCCTGCGTGACGCGGGATGTCTTGCCCGCCTTCGACGTGTAGTCGACCATGCCCGTCCCGCCGAGCGCCTTGAGCAGCGTGTTGTGTGTGGCGTTGTCCACCATGGCCCGTGGCGTGGCCGTGAACACGCTCGCCCGGGCTCGTACGCGGCCGCCCGTCACGTGCGGCCCATCGGCCTCGTACCCGTCGCCAGCCAGATCGGCGATCGCGTTGGCCTGTCGCTCGATCTCGTCCATGATCGCCGGGTCGGTACGCAGAGCCTGGAAGCCGGCGAGGTTCAGCACGACCTTCATCAGCCCTCGCTCCGCTTCAGGTAGACAATCAGCGGGACTTCCATACCCCACGGGCCATGGTTGAAGTCCTGCGGATCTCCGACCTGCAACAGGGGCTCGCCGATCGTCCACCGGTCCTTGTCGGCGCACACGGTGCCGTTCGGAACGAGCAGTGCAAGGGAGATCTCGATCGCGCGGCGCTGGGGCTCCTGGCCGAGGATTTGTTCCACCGACGGTGGCCACCAGCCGTGAGTGTCGACATTGCCCGACGTTCCCCACGCATCGACAGCGGCGTTCATGTCGTCGGTAGCCCCGGGCTCGAACGGCTCGTGCGGGATCTGGGCGATGACCGGGAGGTTCATCAGTAGAGCCCGCCGTAGATCGGCACGCCTGCGATATCGGCGCCACATGAGCAGGACAGGGCTCCGAAGTAAAGGTCGCACCAGGGCGCGTGGATCGTTGCGCTCGGGCTCATGTCGAGGTTGAAGGCGCCACCAGGGACCACGCCCGAGGAGCAGATATCCTGCAATGCGGTGATTTCGCTCGGCCATAGGTTGAACCCGGTGCGCTGACGAGTGTCGGCAGTAATGCCGAAGATGCCAGCGGTCTGCGTCTGGAACGCGCCAGATCCGGCCTCAGCCCAGCGCTTCACGGCGCCGAGGAGGACCAGACGAGCCTCAGCGAGTTGATCCAGCGTTGGAGCGATGCGCGTCCAGATGACCGTCCCGTCAGTGACCGTCTCCCCGAGGTTCGGGGGAGTCGGCCCGGTGGCGCCGGAGGTTCCGGCCGTCGTCACCTTGAGAAACTCGTTCGCAGCAATCTTGACCATGTCGCCCACGACGTAGGCGGTGGATGCCACCCATGCCGCAGACGTCGGGTCAACCATGCAGGGGGCGACCCGCGACGCCTTCGCGTTTGCGCCGGCGATCATGTCCTCGATCATGTCCGCCGACTGCAATGCGGTCGGAAGATCGGTCACGATGATGACAGCCACAGGTCACCCCCTCCTGGTTACTTCTCGGTCTTGCTAGACGACGCCGACTTCTTGGCCGTCGTCTTCGGGGCAGGCTTCTCGGCCGGCTCCCACTCGCTGCCCAGCCGGGCGGCCGTCTCGGCGGCGACGGTTACCACGGCACCTGTCGTGGTGTTAGTCAGGCGGACCATCAGACCGCGTCGATGACCTTGGCGATGGCGTCAAGGTCCGCGAAGCCCCATCCGTAGATGATCTCTGCGCGGAATGCGACATTGTTGACCCGCTTCAGGTCGCCCTGGCCGTCGGGATCGCCGTACTCGATGACCTCGAGGCCGATCGCGCGCTGGATGCCCCAGCCGATCGTGTCGAAGTTGCCGACGAAGCCGAGAGCAGTGGTCGGGACGGCTGCAACGCCAACGGCGCCGACCGTGTTCGACACCGACGCGCGGTGGCCATCGAGGTCGGAGACCGCAGTGGCGTAGCGGAAGTCGGGGTACATCTTCTGCTCCGACGTGGTACCGCGGAGGCCGCCGAACTTCGAGGCATACACGGGATCGAGGGCGACGTCGCGCGGGATGAACCCGCCGGCGAGGACGAGCGCGTCGGCCGCGTCGAGGCTGACGTATGGCTTGTCGGCCGCGGCGTACTCGACAGAGTTCGCCGTCGTCGACAGGTTGGCGGCCATCGCTGCGACCGCTGCGCCGCCGGTGGGGTTGATGCCGTGGAAGACGCCGAAGTCGAGCGCCCGCGACAGCGCCGGCTGGATCAGGTTCAGGACCTGAGTGACGACGCCGAGCTGGTAGTCGTCGTCGGCGAACATGACCTCATCGCTCCACCGCACCGTCTTGTGGAACTTGAACACGCCGACCGCCGGGGTCGTCTTCGAGATCGTTGTGGGTCCCTTGTTGCCACCCTCAGCGACGTACTCGGCTTCGCCGATGTCGAAGGCCATCGAGTGGCCCTTGCCGAACTTCATGGGGATCGAGTTGGAGAGGGCGGCGACGGATGAGCCGTACTTCACCTTCAACAGCCACGGGTCGAGGATCTGGTCCGGGAGGACCAGATCGGAGGTCTGGAGAACAGCCATGTCTTACTCCTTGTGGAAGAGGCTCCGTGCGAACTCTCCGAGCTCACCGGAACCTGCGGAACCGTTGGCCTGCTGGCCTTCGGAAGGTACGTAGTTCGCCTTGCGCTGGGGCTCGGCGCGTGCCGCGAGCCGCTTCGCCTGGGCGGTCAGGGTCTCCTCGTCGGATCCGGTCAGGAAGAGGGCGATGTCGTCGGGGTCGGTGATCTTGTGAGTGCGCGCGACCTTGGTGACGAGCTTCTGGCGCTCGGCTGCAGTCTCGTAGCCGGTGAGCCGTGCCTCGAGGCCGGTGACGCGCTGCTCTGCCGTCTTCGCACCCTCGGCCTGGGCCTTCAGGGTGTCGTAGTCGGAGAACTGCGCGCGGGTGGTGCGGCGGGTATCGCCGACCAGACGGTTGACCTCTTCCTGTGTGAACGTCTTGGCGGCTTCGTCAACCTTCGACGCGCCAGCCTGTTCAGTGGTGGATTCCGACATGGTGCTTCCGTTCCTCGTCAGGTGTTGCTCCGGCTTTGAGCGCAGCCGTCGCGCTTGCCCCCTCGCGGGGTGAATCAGTGGGAGCCCGTGATCTGGCGGACCTTGGAGAGGACGGCAGACATGTCCTCGTGGCTGCCTTGCTTCGGGCCATTCGTGACGCTCAGCGCCTTACCATCGGGACCATATCCAGCCGCGGTCTTCCCTAGGTCGTAGACGTCATAGAGCGCGTTCGGGTCATATCCAGCGGGGTAGTCCGCGGGGCTGCGTACGAGCGTCGGCAGACAGTTGCACTCGCCGTGGAACTTGCGGTCCCGGCCCGCTGTCTGTGCCGTGTGGTAGACGCCGCCGCGCGATGCCAGCATGAGACAGAAGGCGCACGTCTCAGCGCCGCGCGGCACTCTCGCCCATCCGGCGCCGGAGGCGATCGCCGACTTCTGGATCAGCGACCGGGCGGGTTGTTTCACGAGCTCGTCGAGGAGCACGATGAGGTTTCCGGCGACGTCGGTCTGAACCGTGCCCCACCGCATCCGCGCATTCGCTCGAGGTGCGTCGACACCGGCGACATGAACCACCTTCGGGCGAAGGCTCAGGTCATAGGCCCACGACTCGAACACGTCCGCGGCGACTGTGGCAGTCATCTCGCCGTACGCCCCCACGAGTTCGGGCCAGACATCCGTGAGGGCTGCACGGAGAGCGACGCCATCAGTCACGTCGACCGTGGCGAGGACTCGCGTCAGGTCCGACTTCGCAGACCTACTGATCCGATCCAGCGCGGCCCGTAGGGCGTCGAGGTCAGCCTTGGACGGCATTCGGGGTGCCCGGCTGTCCTAGGACCGTTGCGAGCGTCGTACGGGCCTGCGCGCGGGCCTTCTCAGCCCGTAGCCGCTCAACGAGGGACGGTTCGAGGCCGATCGTGTCGAGGATCGCATCCGACTCGGCCATCCACGGGAACGCCGTGACGAGCTTCTGGGTCGAATCGGCCACAGCCGCACGTGACGGATTCCGGGCATCCCGCCAGATCGGTCGAAGCTTCAGCATCTCTGCCGGCAGCTTGGTTTCGCCACTGGCCAACAGCCACAGGTCCTGCACGGAGCGCACGTGCGCCCAGCCGAACGAATCCTGCGCATCCTCAGACTCCGCGATCAGGTCCTCACGCGACGCCTGGTACGACTCGGCTGACGTCGGGTTGGCTTGCTTCACGCCAACGCCGAGGCTCGAGACGGGGATGCCGGTCTCGCCGGCGAACGCGGCTGCGATCTCGTCGAGCTGGTCCATGTGGGGCTTCTGCGTAGCCTGGGTGATCTCCTTGACGTCGGCGCGCGGCGTCTTCATGTCGTCGTCGTCGGGGATGCCGTTGATCTTGCTCATCAGGAAGTCCCACGTGGAGACGGCCTGGCCGGAGGCGCCCTGGAACTGGTCCAGGGTTGCGCCGAGCAACAGCAGGTGCGGCGTTCCGTAGAAGTCGGCCGTTCCCTCCATGCGCAGCATCGACTTCACAGCGGCGCCGGTCAGGAACATCACCGGACGGGTGATCCGCGACTGGCCGAACACGCGATCGCGGCGCGGCTTGTACCGGACCGGATGCACCGGGACCCACAGTTGGTGGGTCGAACGATCGACCACGGCCCGCTTCTCGACGATGATCGTCTCGCCCGGCAGGTACAGCGCGAAGTCGACCGGCTCGCCCATGTCGTCGCGGCGGTTGACCGACAGGAACGAGTCCAGACGTCGGGTGCGCGCGTTCCATGTACC